CAAAAGGTGATTATAAAGTTTTATACAAAGAAAAATGGGAATACTATGGTGGTAAAGCTGATGCAAAAATCTATGTTACTAAACCATTTGACTTGAAAGTTCTTAAAACAGACTTACATATCTATATCGAATCAGATGAAGATATAATTAAATCAGAACATAAAATCGCATATCTAGAAACAGTTATCAAATATATTGATGGTGTTTTAAGGTCAATACAGAATCGTGGTTGGGATATTAAAAATGCGATTAGTTGGAAACAATTTGAGGCTGGAATGATATGAGAAAGTGGATAGGATATTTTGAGGATATTATATCAAATGATCTATGTGATAAAATCATAGATTATTCCAACAATAAAAAACCTTTACAACCATCAACTTACTCTACGTCTTCTGGTAAATCTAACAGAAGTAAAGAACGAGTAAAAATGGATGATGGTTGGTTTCGTAAAGGTGAAAAATTTTATGACAATATAAAACACTCTTTTATGTCTGCATTAAAATTGTATAGAGAAATACATTCAGATTGCGTTTGTCAAAGACATACAGATTTTAGACTTAACAAATATTCTGAGGGTGGATTTATGTCAAGACATATAGATAACATACATCATTCACATGGACAAGAATATGGATATCCACAAGTATCTGCGTTGTTGTTTTTAAATGATAACTTTAAAGGTGGAGATTTTGTAGTATCAGATATTACATATAAAACAAAAAAAGGCTCTGCAATTGTATTTCCCTCTAATTTTATGTTTCCACACGAAGTAAAACTAATTGAAAAAGGAACGAGGTATAGTATAGTATCATGGCTAATGTAGAACGACACGATTTTTTTCCAACTAGTTTATATAGATTTAAACACGAGTTTGAGGAAAATGAACTAAAAAATATGATTGAACATATAGATTTAAATAGTTTATCAGAACATAATGGACAAACAGTAAAAAGAACTGGAAGTCAGTCACAAGACGAATTGCATAAGATAAAAACTTTTAGTAATTTAACAAAGACTATTGTAGATATAAACAAATATGTTTTAGATGCACAAGGATATATAGGTGAAATAGAAATTACTAATATGTGGGGTAACATTCTTAGACCACAATCACAAAGAGCTCATGCTCCTCATACACATTCAAATAATATTTTATCTGGGGTATTTTATCTAAAAACATCTAGTGAAACTGCACCTATACAGTTTTTTGATCCTAGACCACAAGCTCACATATTTACTCCAAGAAAAAAAGAGTTTAGTATTTTAAACTCAAATATCGCACAGTTTAATTCTGAAACTGGATACGGAGTTATATTTCCATCTTGGTTACAACATTGGGTGCCAGAAACTAAAGATGAAAGAATTAGTATATCGTGGAATATTTTAGTTCGTGGTGAATATGGTGAACCAAATACATTACAAAATGCAAATATCTAAACTCAATGAAGTTTATTTAAAACTTGAAATAGACTCCAGCTTATCAAAGGAACTTGCAAACTATTTTACCTTTGAAGTGCCTGGAGCTAAATTCATGCCTGCATTTAGAAATCGTATTTGGGATGGAAAAATTAGATTGTTCTCTGAACAAACAGGAAAAATATATGTTGGACTTTTACCATACATAAAACAATACTGTAAAAAAAATAACATAACTATAAATATAGATAAAGGAGTAGAAGATGTCAGGAATATTGTTTACAAAAATGTTAGAGATTTCATCAGCTCCTTACGTCCCAAATCGAAAGGAAAAGAACTTGAAATTAGAGATTATCAGATTGATGCCGTACATCATGCATTGCGAAACCATCGCTGTTTACTTCTTAGTCCTACTGCTAGTGGCAAGTCATTAATAATATATTCACTCATACGTTATTACAATCTTTTACTTAAAGATAAAAAGATACTTATACTAGTTCCTACAACATCACTAGTAGAACAAATGTACTCTGACTTTATTGACTATGGTTGGAAAGATGAATATATTCACAGAATATATTCTGGACACGAAAGAACAACAGATAAACCTGTCATTGTATCAACTTGGCAATCCCTGTATAAAATGCCTGGTAGCTATTTCAAAGACTTTGGTTGTGTAATAGGAGATGAAGCTCATCTATTTAAGGCCAAGTCGCTCACAAGTATACTTACAAAACTAGTAGACTGTAAATACAGGTTTGGACTGACAGGGACTCTTGATGGAACACAAACACACAGATTAGTATTAGAGGGTTTGTTTGGTTCTGTCAATAAAATAACATCTACGAAAGAGTTGATGGATAAAAAGACTCTTGCAAATTTAAATATAAAATGTATTATACTAAAACATCCACAGGAAAATGGAAAAAAATTGAAAGGAGCTTCTTATGCAGAAGAAATCGACTATCTGGTATTACATTCTAGTCGCAATAATTTTATTTGTAATTTATGCGATACACTTCAAGGCAATACATTGGTTCTTTTTCAGTTAGTAGAAAAACATGGAATGGTTCTACATTCTATGATGAAAGACTTTAATAGAAAAGTATTTTTTGTTTATGGTGGAACAGATACCAAAACAAGAGAGGATATACGAGCTATAACAGAAAAAGAAAAAGATGCGATTATCATTGCATCATATGGTACATTTAGTACAGGTATAAATATCAAAAATCTACACAACATAGTATTCTCAAGTCCAAGTAAATCTAGAATACGAGTTTTACAAAGTATAGGCCGTGGATTAAGAACGTCTGAAAGTAAAAATAAAACAACACTTTATGATATATCAGATGATATTTCCTATGGGAGCTGGTCTAATTTTACACTATCCCACTTTTATGAAAGAATAAATATATATAACGAAGAAAATTTTAACTATAAAATAGATAAGGTAAAGCTATGAATGACTACTCAGTATTAAAATTATCAAATGGTGAGGATTTAGTTTGTCGTGTTATTGACAAAACAGACTCAGATATAATTATAGAATCGCCATTGAAAATGGAAACTATGAATAGAATGACTCATAATGGTTTAACTGAATCTTTATCTTTGACAAGATGGTTACAACCATTTAGTGATGTAAAAAGTTACACTATACAGAAAAATTCTGTGGTTATATCTGTTCCAGCCTCTATAGGTCTTAGTAAATATTATGAGTTTATATTAAAAAAATTAGATGGTATAAAGCTAACTGCACCAACTGAAAATGATATTAAAACTATTGAAGAAGATGAAGTAAGAGAAAAATTAGAAAAACTCAAAAAAGACTTAGCTGAAATAGAAATAGATGGTGAAACTATACATTAGTTGGTGTATAACAAAGTTATTATACACACGAAATTAATTTAAGTCAATACCTAAATTATATAATTCTACCTATTGACAAATTACAACATTTGGTGTACTATAAAAAAACTAACACTAAAAGGAGTGATTCGTATGGCCAGAAAAAAAGGTGCTCATTATGTTGACAATGCAAAGTTCCTACAAGCAATGAAAGATTGGAAAGAACAATGTAAAGATGCAGAGGAGGCTGGTGATGAAACTCCGAGAATAAGTGATTACATAGGTGAATGTTTTTTGAAAATTGCTAATGGTTTATCATATAGACCAAACTTTATCAACTATACATATAAACAAGAAATGATATCAGATGGTATTGAAAATTGTTTACAATATATTCATAACTTCAATCCAGAAAAATCTAAAAATCCATTTGCATATTTTACACAAATAATATACTATGCATTTATTCGCAGAATACAGAAAGAGAAAAAACAAACCCATGTCAAACATAGAATGATTGAGAAACAAGAGTATATACCTTTTACAACAATGGAAGGCGATGATACTCCATATTCAATTGGTGGATTTGATGCTACTACTATGTTACCAGACGAAGCAGTTTACAAACCAAAGAAAAAAGAAAGTACAGAGAAAACAGAAGGTCTAGAAAATTTTATGGAGCCCAATGAGTGAAGATTGCACTATTAACTGACACACACTTTGGTGCCAGAAATGATAATTTAAATTTTAACAAACATTTTTATGATTTTTATGAAG